GGAAAGCGAGTTGATGAGTTTGCGCAAAAGCTCAACACTTACCCAGACACAGCAAGCCTATATCCGATCGTTGCTGGTAGAGATTGTTGGACTCAAAAAAGTACACTCCGAGATGATAAGCAGCCTCCAACAGTGGCAGAACAATTTAGAACGCACGGCATCAACCTTGTCCCTGCGGTAATTGATCGGATTCAGGGAGCGGCACAACTCAGGGATTATCTTGCCTGGCAAGGAAAGCCTGATGAGAAGCCTAGATTCTTCATCTTTGATACGTGCCCAATCACATTCGATGCTCTTTCTCGGATGATTCACGACCCGGATCGGGTTGAAGACGTTCTGAAGGTGGATGCAACTGAAGGCGATCCACTCTCGGGTGATGATGCCTATGATGAAACGCGTTATGCGCTGATGAGCAGGCCCACGATTAGTGACCCTGTTGTGAATCGAATCGTCCGAGGTTCTGCTGCGTGGCACAAGAAGATGAATGAGGACCTTTTTGGACAAGCAATAGAGCACTTCAAGAAGGTTCAGGAAGAGCAAAGCGGGAATTGGCCTGAGGAGAATCTGAACTGGAATGATCAACCCGAAGGATGGGGATAATGGGGAAAAAGGGAGTTTCAACTCCGAAGAGCGGAAGGATTCTTAAGATTGCCGGCGCGGGTGAAGTAGATCTTCCTAAGTCCGATCCTTTGAATATTTGGGATAAAGAATTTGGTTGGATCTTGAAAGACGGCAAGCCAACCATGAACACCAAGGCCTACTGGCAAGCGATGAGGAGAAAACCTAAGCAATAAGTTTGGTCCGGTAGCTCAGTTGGTAGAGTACCGTATGTGGATTTAATGGCCGAATCTCTTTAGCTGAGAGACTACAACCACTAAGTCAACCGAAAGACTGGGCGGACGCGCCGCAGAGCCTTGGTAAAAAAGCATACTGGAGGTCGATGGTTCGAGCCCATCCCGGTCCACCATTTAAATAAGTTTGACGGGTAGACAGCGCGGTTACCGATCCCTACCGTAGCGGCCCGCCAATTCGTTCCGAGTTAGCTCAGCGTTTGATCCCAAGACTCGGAGCCATTCTTTAGCACCATTCTGCACACAGTTAACATGAGCCTTCCTCCATTTTTAAAGAAAAACAAAGAAGCTTCGGTCTCCATGCCGGTTGAATCTATCGAGCGAAAGCCGGATGAAGGCGCTGAAGAGGAATTCGACTCTCTTGAGGGAGCCATGTCGGAGCTCCATTCCGCTTTGAATTCAAAAGATTACAAGATGGCTGCCGAAATATTCCGCGCCGCACAAGAGCTTTTAGACTCCGAACCAAATAAAGAGGGGCCTCACATCTAATGGCTGTCAACGGAACGCTTCAACTCAATACAAATTACATTCAAAACGGATTAGGAACACTCACCTTCACGGTTCCGGCAACACTTGTGAATGGTGGAGCGATCTCAAATACTCCCTTTACCGTTCAGTGCCAAGTGACTGTGCCTCAAGCGGATCAAGAAGGATTCGGGGCGGGCTCGGGATCTGATCAAGGACTCGGAGTCACCGGAACATCTCCCGCTTATCTCCCAAGCTACCAAACGACCGGAGCACAACAGGGTTTAGGTAACGGCGCTCTGGGCTTAGGATTTCAAAATGTGACCACTGGGACATTCGGTGGATTTGACGCAGGAGGTTCAGGTGGTGGAACTCTCGGCTCTGTCAGCGATAACGCATCTGGCACTGGTTCGGGATCAGGAAATGGAGCTGGCGGAGGAACTCTTGCGGAGTTTTCTCAAGGCGGAGGTGGACTTGGCGATGGATCTACAGGCCAAGGGTTTGGACCATCAAACTCAGGCTATAATCAACCCTCAGTTAACGTCACCACTCCAGTGTCGTATGCAGCAATTCTTTCAGGCTTATCTGTCTTGGTGAAGCAAAACGGAACAACCGTTTACACAGCCCCGACATTTGAGGGCAACCAGGAAGCTCTCCAATTCAAAACAAGCTTCGCCGTCACTGCAGCAGACTCCATCACGGTGGTTTTCTCAAGCTCGACTCTCTCGGATGAACAGCTTCAGGGGATTAAAGCCAACGTTTCAATCTGGAATGGACAATAATATGGCAAATTACTCACAGAATTTTGCGATTTCAGGTTTAGAAACTCTCACAATCGTGATGCCCGTCGCCGGCCAATTCACCTTATCCGGCAAGATTAAGCTCCCACTCCAATCTCAAAGCGATCCGACCGATCCAAATTACCTTTCTTATCCTTCTCAGGTTGTCGCGACGATCAAACAAAATGGAACGACGATCTTCACGAGTACAGCAGGACAAGATGGGTTCTCCATTCCTATTCTGGCGGCTCTTTTAGATTCATTCACGGTTCAACTCAGCTCATCGGCTGCAGAAGATAACGTTTTAAACGCGGTCTCGGCCGTCATTTCTCTGGGGTAACTTATGGAACATAAAGAAGCACACATGTGTTACGGCGGTGGATGCTCTCATCCGAGTCATGGAATGGCAGATGGTGGAGAGGCTGAAGAAACCCATCCCATGGTTTCCAAAGTCATGATGAGTCGCGGCGGAATGATCGCAAATGATGACGAGCCGGAAGCCGATTCTATGCCCGCTGAATTCGATGATTTGGCATTAGATGATCACCTTGAAGGCACCAACTCAGGCGCTGCCGATGGCGACGACCTCGGAGATGAACAAGAAGATAAAGACCGCCATGACATCGTGTCCCGCATCATGAAGTCCCGCTCTAAACGCGATCGCATGCCGAGGCCCGCTTGATCGATAGCATTAAGGATTTAGAGAAGATCCTTAAGCTTCTCCGAAAGCAAGGGGTGTTCGAGTTTGAACACAACGGAACCAAACTCAAGCTCGGCGATTTGCCGCGCGAATACGTGTCAGTTACCGAACCAGATTACAGCCAAACCGATGACCACTTGGCGGGCTTCCCCGAGGGAATGCTAACCCCAGAACAGCTCATGTTTTATTCAGCCGGAGGCTCGCCGGATGATGATCCTGAGAATCAGCAATGAGTCAGTTTATATTACCTATTCAAATAGCCGCCGGATTAACGCTTTCTATCTCAGGATGCGCTTGCGCTTATCAATTCTGCATTTGGTCTGATCGGGTAGTGAGCGATTGGATCTGGAAAAGAAAACAGGAGCGATCTGAGAAGTTTAAGAAATTAGATCGAATCATACATTTGCTTGAATGTTTGTGTAAAAAATGAAGATCAAACCGGGCAAGCCATCAGTCTCGAAGATCACGATGAAGACGAAGTCCAATTCCGAGATGAATGGCACTTCCATCGTTTGTGAATGGTGGAAGGCTCCGAAAGACAAGCTTGCTTTAGAGCTTTGCGGTACGGCTTCTTATCAAAAGACCAACCAAACTTATCGGATTAGACAAAAAGCGGTTGATATTCGGATGTACGCAGGCCTTTCTGTCTATTCTTATGCTGGATCAAATGTATCCAAGATGGATAAGACCAAAACCTTACCCGACGACAGACCGACGTTCAATCTGATCCAAGCTTGCACAGATACTCTGGTTTCCAGACTTTCACAGAACAAACCCGAGCCTAAATTCCTCACGGATGGAGGCGACTACAAGCAACGGCATCTCGCCCAAAGACTCAATCAATTCATCATGGGTGAATTCTACCAGACTAAGTTCTATGAAAAAGCAGTCAAGATGCTCCGCGATTGCATTGTCATGGGCACGGGCTGCCTTAAGATCTATGAGGGAGAGGACAACAAGGTCGCGGTCGATCGGGTGATGATTACCGATCTCTACGCCGACGAGAACGATTGTATCAACGGCGATCCTCAAAGCCTCATTCAAATCAAACTCATGGACCGCGATAAGCTGATGGCCAATAGCGATAAGGCTGCACAGCTCTTAATCGGTCAAGCGCCTAACAGTGTCCCTGATAATTCTCCCGATTCAGGCCGAACTAGCTCTGATCAAGTGATGGTAGTTGAAGGTTGGAAGCTCGCATCAGGCCCAGATCCAAAAGCACCGGGCTATGTTCCTGGTCGTCATACTTTAGCGCTTCAAAGTGGCGTGATCTTCGATGAAGAGTGGAATAAAGTTAAGTTTCCCTTTGTATTTTTTAACTATTCAGATCCGTTCTTGGGATTCTTTGGCCAGGGCTTGGCAACTCAGCTCTTTGGCACCCAAATGGGTCTCAATCGCATTCTTTACTCCATTGCTCGGATGATTACTCTCAGCACGCCGAAATGGCTGGTTGAGAAGAGTTCGGGCGTCCCCAAGGCGCACCTCGATAACCAATTAGGATCTGTGGTGATGTGGCAAGGAGTGAAGCCCGAGTTCATCACCCCGCCTTGTAATGCTCCTGAGCTTTATGCCGAACGCGATAAGCTGATTCAGTATGGATTTCAGCAATGTGGTGTCTCCGCCATGCAGGCGACCTCTCAAAAGCCTGAGGGCTTGAATTCCGGTGCGGCTATTCGCTCCTATGACGATATCGCGACCGATCGATTTGCTGCGTTGAGTAAGAAATACGACAATGTCTTTGTTGATGGCGCTTATCTTATCGCTGAAACCGCCAAAGAAATTGCGGAACGAGAAGGTAAATACCAGACAGTCTATCCAAATAAGGATGGAACGAAGGAAATTGATCTTCCCGCAATGAAGTTCTTAAAAGATCCCTTCATCATTCAATGCTTCACCGAAAGTGCATTACCTCGAACTCCCGCTGGTCGGATTCAAACGGTCACAGAGCTTGTCCAGGCTGGCATTCTGACAATCAAAGAAGGCGCGCGCCTAATGAGATTTCCAGATTTGGAACAGAATGAACGCTTGGACAACGCGTCCGAAGAAAGAATTTACCAGCAACTGGACAGCATTGTGGAAGACGGAAAATATATTGAACCCGATCGTTTCTTAGATCTGAACCTGGCCGAGCAGTTAGTGGTCAAATACATCAACCTTTATCTCGCCTGTAAACTTGAAGAAAGAAAAGCGGATCTCCTAAGGACCTATTGGTCGCAATGTGATGCTCTGCTGAAGGAGCTTGCGGCTTCTATGGCGCCTCCACCGGCTCCTGCCGCTCCAACTCCTCAAGCGAATCCAGAACCATTACCCACTTCTCCCCTTGTCCCAAACAACGCAGCCGGAGTGACTCCACAAGCTGCATAACCATTCTCAATCACTCGCAGTGAAGCGGGAGAAGGAATACCGATGAAGATCAGCGCAATGCCTGCCGGTGCAGGCGGAAACCCAGGAACAGATTTAGGAAACATTCACTTAGGCCAGACCGCAAGCGCAGAAAAACTTGCCGCAGCTAAGGCGATTGCTCAAGGTCTCGAAAAGCCTGAGGCACGAGAAGAAACCCCAGCAGAGCGTGCCCAGAGTGTGCGCCGCATTACTATGCGAACCAATGTCTCCCCCGATCGATATAGCCAAGCCGCAACAGAACAATTAGGCGAAAACACCCCAGAACAGGAAATTAGCACCACTTTAGACACAGGTGGACAGACTAACGCAGCTGCAGAGTCAACTCAGCCTCTTAGTCCTCAGCTTGCGGCCCTTGCTAAGCAACGGCGCGCCCTTCAAGTCAAGGAAAGGGAATTAGCAGAAAAGGAAGCCAAGTTAGCGACCCCACCGGAAGGTGAATACGTCTCTAAGGCCGATATTCTCTCTAATCCGCTGAAAATTTTCGATCTAGGACTCACCTACGATCAGCTAACGGAAGCCATTCTGCAGAGTCAGAGTGGAGTCACCCCAGAACTCAAGTCTCTCAAAGAAGAACTCAAGCGCGTCAAGGAAGACGTGAATAAGACTTTTACCGATAGGGACTCAAGGCAAGAAGAGGCCGTGCTCACCTCAAGATTAGATGAGGCGGAAGCTCTTGCTAAAGAGGGCGATGACTTCGAAATGATTCGCACAGAAAACGCTTACGATAAAGTTCTCAATAAAATTTACACGACCTATAAGAAAACGGGCCGCGAGCCTGACCTTAAAACGGTCATGAATGAAGTTGAGAGCCAGCTGCTTGAGAAGAATCTTAGACTCGCGAACCTAAATAAGATCAGAAGCAAAATCGCTTCTGAACAAGTCCAACCGCCGCAGTCACAAGGCAAACAAATGAAAACTTTAACCGCCCGAGATGGCGCAGCAATTCCGATGGACCGAAAGGCCCGAGCGATTGCCGCCATGAACGGCACACTGAGGAGGTAGTCTAACGGCCGCTTCCTCTAAAAAGGAAGCAAATGGCTATTTCTCCAGTCTATGGCAATTCTTCAAATCAGATTGCTGCTTTGAAAGAATTGTACACGGACGATAAAGACTACATGAAAAATATCGTGTACGCCAAGAACCCTTGGCTCGCGATGATCCCAAAAAACGAATCTCCAGATGGTTTTGCCGGGAAATATATTCCGGTTCCTCTGGAGTATGGAAATCCTGCAGGTCGCGCGCACGTTTTTGCGAATGCGCAAAACCAACAGACCGCATCCGACGTTGTTTCGTACTTCGTCTATGCGATCCAGGATTACCAATTGGTCACCATCACGAATCTGTTGATGGAACAAACCAAGAACAATGCCGGCGCTTTCGTTGATGAAA